CAGCGGATATGAGTTATGCCACATGGAAAGCAAAATACGATATTCGAGGAGAATGATAGTCGTGAAGAGGGATTTTTGGGAATCGTTAAGCAGCGAGTTTGTTGATACACCTTGTTTGGTGTTCGTTGATGACGGAAATGGAAAGGCCAGGTTATTTAGGGACGGTAAGGAAGTTAAGGACATCGTGGGAGTTGAGATTACACGAAGTGCAGGCAGACCGGCATTAGTTAAATTGAGCATATGGTAAAACGGTAATGTATATTCTATACAACATCATTACGTGATAGTTTATTTTTACGTAATTATTATTTCCAATAAACTTTGATATGTCAGTTTTTTCAGTGTGTATTGTTTTTATATAGTATTCAATGATTTATACAATGCTGATGTATCGCGGTTTGAAAGGATTTCACAGTCTAAAAAAGTGAATATAAAATTGCATAAAGGAGACAGATATGTCAGTTGGATCTTGGTTTGCATTTATTGTTAGCTCTATCTCGATAGTCTTATCTATTGCAGCTATGCGAAATAACAGACGTAACAAACGCACCTAATCAAGGTGCTTTTTTAAATTAACTGCAACTTATAGGCATTTGAAACTGTAAGGGGCACATAGGAGGAAATGTAATGTTTAGAAAAATCAATGGAAGATTGGTGGAGAGACCGTTGATGTCTCCAGTTAGTGGTATTAGTAAAAGCTTACTGAAATTTGATTTGCAATTCTTTTCAGAACCACCAGGAGGCGGAGCGCCTGAACCACCAACGCCGCCGACACCACCACCAGCACCACCAGCAATTGAGCTACCAAAAACAGTAGAAGAACTTCAAAAACTACTACAAAGTGAAGCCGATAAACGGGTAACAGGTGCACTGAAAACAGCTCAGGAGAAATGGGAAGCAGACTTTAATGCTAAATTAGAACATGAAAAAGCTGAAGCGGAGAAGTTGGCAGGACTAAGTGCAGCAGAAAAGGAAAAGGCACTAATCGAAAAATCAAAAAAGGATATCGAGGACAGAGAGAGGGCCATCGCTCAAAAGGAACTCAAACTCGAAACGATTAACATTTTGAACGAGAAGAAGCTTCCTATTACTTTGGCTGACTTTTTACTTGCTACTGATGCGGAAAAGACAAAAGGGAATGTCGATACTTTTGAAAAAGCCTTCCGCGAAGCAGTTGAAGCGGGTGTTAATGAGCGCCTAAAAGGTAATCTACCTAAAGGCGGCGCAGGTGGCAGTAACACTGAGAACTACGGCAAAAAGGTTGCCGAGGCCTACTCTAAAAAAAATGAAGAGCTAGAAAAACATAGGCAATCTTATTTTAAATAATCTTAATTGAGGAGTGAAATCAAATGAGTAAATTTGTTCAAACGAGCTACGGTAACAAGAAAACTATTTTGAAATTCCCGGACCACTTCGTTAACGTGGCGGTAACTGTTGATGATGCGGGGGTGGTTGCCAATGCCGACGGCAAAAAGATTGTTCTAGCGGGAACGATTGTTGGGGGTGGGGTTCTCGCTGATCCAACCAAAAAAGTTAAAGCCGCTAATACTGCATCGGCAGAGGGTGTGCTGTTTAATGACGTCGACGTTACTTATGGTCCGGCTCCAGGCGCTATGTTGATTCATGGGTTTGTTGACTTAAATAAACTGCCTGCCGCACCGGATGCCACGGCTATCCCTGTTTTGAATCTCATCAAATTTTTGAAATAATAACTGAACCGAGAAAGGAATGAAGATTACATGCCAACAATTTTTGATTTAGTAAATGCCGAAAACATCGCTACTTATTATCAGGCGAATCCTTCCAATGCGATTCCTTACCTGGGGGCAACTCTTTTCCCTGCAAAAAAGCAATTGGGCTTAGACCTTAGCTGGATTAAAGGTTCCAAAGGGTTACCTGTTGCTTTAATGCCTGCTGAATTCGATACAAAAGCAACCGTCCGGGATCGCATTGGTTTTGACAAGATCCAAACGGAAATGCCATTCTTCCGCGAATCAATGCGGATTGGTGAGAAGGACCGCCAAGAGTTGAATAAACTTCTTGGTTCCAATTTGGACAGTATGATCATGCCGTTAATTAATAACATTTACGATGATGTTACTACTCTAGTAAATGGCGCTATGGTTCAGCCGGAACGGATGATCATGCAGCTCCTTTCAACAGGAAAGATTAGCATTACCGCTAACCGTCTCGCATTTGACTATGATTATAAAATGCAGGGGGCACATAAAGAAACTCTTTTGGCTGGAGCAGTTTGGAGCAGCGTTGATTCTAATCCAATCGACGACATCAAGAAATGGCAGGATACAGTGGAAGATGATACCGGGGTACGTCCGACCTACGCAATTTGCACCCGTAAGACTTGGAATTACTTACTTGCAAATAAGCGTATTCGTTTAGATATGAATCCAGCTGGAGGCCAGAACATCATTTTAACTGATTCTATGTTGCAACAATATTTGCAAACAAAATTAGGAGTTTCGGTAGCAGTTTATAACAAGAAGTTCATGACTGAAAATAAGGTTTCTACCCTTTACTTCCCGGATGATTATTTCACATTAATTCCGGATGGAAACTTAGGCAGCACTTATTTCGGTACCACTCCGGAAGAAAGTGATCTAATGGCAGGCAGCACTGCTGCACAAGTTAGTATCGTAAACACTGGAGTAGCCATTACATCGGTGAAAGAGCCTCATCCGGTGAACGTGGAAACTATTGTAAGTATGATCACTCTGCCAAGCTTCGAGACTATCGATAATATTTTCATTGCGAAAGTAGCATAAAAAAGAACAGGAAAGGTCATCTTCGGATGGCCTTTTTGTTCGTTTAGAAAGGATGATCATCGAATGACAAAGAAAAAGCAAATAGCTGAGATCGAACTCCATGATCAGGAAAACATCGAATTGCCAGCCGCTGACGTTGTACCTGAAGAAGAATTAATTAAGGTGAAATTAAACACGAATGTTAAGTTTAATGACGCCAGGTACAGCTTAGGCGAAGAAATAGATGTATCTCAAGAAGATTACGAGATTCTCTTGAAAGCTGGTGTAGTCGATGGCGACGACACTTGAAAAACTAAAAATCCGTCTTGAAATAAAAGACAATTCAAAGGATGATCTCTTGAACTTGCTGTTAGAGGAAGTTGAGGAGGACCTGCTTTCTTGGACAAACAGGGGTTCTTTACCAAAAGGTCTTGAAACGACTCAGCGCCAATTAGCAATCATTCGGTATAACATGCAAGGGATTGAGGGGCAGTCTTCCCATTCTGAAGGGGGAGTAAGTCGGTCCTTTGACGATTTACCGCAATCCATCAAGAAAACAATCTCTCAATTTGTCAAAGCTAAGGTGCTGAGATATGGCAAGGCTTAGACAGCGGAATTTGTGTGAATACCAAGTCAAAAGGCAAATTCCTCTGAAAGACGAGGACGGGACCACTTACACCAGTTGGAATGCAGTCTCAAAGATCCGAGCAAACATCATACCGGCGGGAGGGAGAATTGCTGCTGAATTATACGGCGTGCGGCTTGCATATATGCTTACGGCTTATGCTGAATCGGGTGCTGATTTAAAAGAGTCAGATGGCATTTGCGTTTATGTTCTCCCTCAATTGGATCCGGACTATCGAGTAGTGGCAATCCAAACATGGAGCACTCACTCTGTTGTTACCTTGGAGGCGATTCGTAAATGACCATACGAGGATTGGATAGTCTGCTTCGGAAATTAGACGCGCTTGGTGGCAATAGCAAAAAAGCCTTAAAGGTTGGTATCCATCAAGCGACCAAAATGGTGCAGGGTGATGCGAAAGCTTTGGCGCCTGTTGCGGCCATTGATGGCGGGACGCTCCGAAACAGCATCAAGGGCGAGACAGAGGAGCAAGACGAAAAGATTGTCGGCAAGGTCAGCACCAATCTACATTATGCGCCTTACGTTGAGTTTGGGACAGGCCAACGTGGCGCTGAATCTCCTGCGCCGCCGAAAGCAGATATTAATCTTGATTACCGGCACGATTGGGCAGGGATGAAGGCGCAGCCCTATCTTTATCCGGCCCTAAAGCAAAATGAGGACCGGATAAAGGCTGTCATTAAGAGTAAAGTGCAAGAAGAGATACGAAAGCTGGGTGGAAGCTGATGTACGATATCAAACCTCAAGTTAATAGTTTGCTAGAATCCATTCCAGGCGTTTCCGTATCCGATACCTACCCATCTAATTTTAATAACATGCCGCATATATCTTTTTACGAGATTGCCAATACGGATCCTCTTAGATTGAACAAAGAGTACTTGACTGATATATCCATCCAGGTAGACGTATGGCACAACCGATCAACTTGGCAGGTGGCTCAGCAGGTTGAGACGAAAATGAGAAGTATTGGGCTTGTCCGCAAATTTGCTGCTGACGTACCGGACCCGTCCGGGATTAAACATAAAACCATGCGCTTTAGAGGCGTTATCGACAATAGAAATCTATTAGTTTATCAATAAGGAGAGTGTAAAAATGTCAGGAGTATTAAGTAAAGACACGAAGCTAAGCTATGAAAAGACCCCTCCAGGTACTTTTTCCGTCATCGATCTACTTATGGAAGTACCTGAGCTTGGAGGAGACCCTGAAAAAGTCGATGTCACTACCCTTGCCGATGGGGTGAAAAAATACATCCCCGGCGTCAAAGACTTGGGGGATTTGGCGTTTAAGTTTTTATACGACAATTCATCAGCAACGTCAAATTACCGTGTACTGAGAGGTTTGCAGGATGCGGGGAAGGCCGTTAAATTTAAAGTTGAATACCCAGACGGAACAACTCACGGATTTACAGCTTTCGTCAACGTCAAAATGGATTCAGCTGCTGTTAATGCAGCAATGACCTTTACAGCTGGCATGAGCTTGCAGAGTGATATTGCTGTTACGAATCCACCAGCATCATAAATTTATCTTTAGAATCGGGAGGAAGTATTAATGCTATACACTACACTTACAGTTGGTGAGCAAGAATATAAGTTACGTGCGGGGGCAGCAGACATTGTTGAACTTGAAAAAAAATTAGGGGGTAAAAATCCGCTATCCGTTTTGATGTCATTGGAAAATGGGGAATTACCGTCGGTTGGAAATTTACTGCTTATCCTTCATGCAGCTCTTCAAAAACACCACCACGGAATGAAGTTTAATGATGTACTTGAATTATACGATAGCTACGTTGACTCGGGAAAAACATATACGGATCTCATCCCCGTTATGTTGGAGACTTTTAAGGTGAGCGGTTTTTTCAAGGATCAGGCTCCAGAGACGAAGAGCCTGTAAAAAATCTAACAGAACTATTTGAAAAGCTGTATCCAATCGCATGTGATTGCGGCGTGGATGCAGCTCTTTTTTGGGATATGACATATGCCGAAATTGTTGCTTCCATTAACGGTTTTAATAATCGACAAAAATCAGAGTTGCAGCTGAATGCCCTCATTTCTTATCGTCAGGCTGGTCTTATCTCGGCCCTCGTGGGAATAGCGTTTGGCAGTAAGCAGCAGTATCCAACCATTACAGACGCTTTCCCAGGCATTTTTCCTGAATTGGAAAAGGCGCCGCAACAGCAACAAAATTGGCAGGTCATGAAAGCCAGAGTCGAAGAATATGCGGCCGCCAAGCGCGACGAGGCAAAGAGGAAACGAGGTGAGAATGATGGCAACAACGCTGGAGGAGCTGCAGGTCCTAATAACGTCTGAGACATCAGGGTTAAGGCGAGATCTTAATAATGTAAGACGTCAATTAGGTGATACCGAGAGAGAGGTTAATAAATCAACCGGTGGTATCAGCTCAGCGATGAAAAAAGTTAGTTCCGTGCTCGCCGGAGTATTCGCTATAAAAAAAGTTATCGATTACGGAAAAGCGTCGGTCCAGACCTATAACGAGGTAATGGTTCAGTCAGGCAAGTTGGCTCAAGTTATGCGGAACACGATGGGTGCTACAGATGATCAGATTAAGGGTATCAAGAGATTAACTCAAGCCCAGGAAGGCATCGGGGTAATTGCCTGGGACACTCAAATGTCAGGTGCTCAAGAACTGGGCACATACCTTGAAAACGTTCAGTCATTACAAACATTAATCCCAACTATGAATGATATGCTTGCGCAGCAGTATGGTGTTGATGCTACATCTGAGCAGGCGCAGAATATCGCTACTATGATAGGCAAAGTAATGGATGGCCAATTAGGGGGTTTAAGTCGATATGGTTACAGCTGGAACAAAGCCCAAGAGCAAGTATTAAAATTTGGGAATGAGCTAGAGCGGGCCAAAATGCTCGCCGAAGTTATCGGCCAATCCGTTGGCGGGATGAATGCGGAACTGGCTAAGACACCTGCAGGACAACTGAAACAGCTAGAATTTACCTTTGCAGGAATAAGAGAGCAGATTGGTAGTGGAATTATGTCCGCTGTTGCGGCTGTAATACCTTACATCCAAAGCTTAGCTAACTGGCTATTTAGAGTTGCGCAATATTTCTCCGCGTTTATGCAAGTATTCTTCGGTACCTCTTATTCCCCGAAAAAAGCATACGGCGGGACTGCAACAGCAATCGGCGGTGCCGCTGCTGCGCAGGATTCGTATGGTGACGCGGCCGAGAAGGCTGGAAAAAAGGCTAAAAAAGCCGGCGAAGAAGCAAGAAGGTCGGTGGCTGGTTTTGATGAGATCAATTTGCTTACGAAGCCAGCGGAAAGCGGCGGTGGCACTGGGGGAGGTGGCGGAGCTATACCAATGCCAATGCCGTTTCCAGATTCCAATGAATCTGAAGGCGCATTTGATAAGATAAAAAAGAAAATGCAAGAGTTCCTGGATAATTTTAAGGAAATGTTAAAACCTCTTGGCGGTGCTTGGGATAGACTAAAACAGTCCATTGCAGATTTGTGGAAGTCGCCGGCTATGCAAGAGTTTATTAAATGGGCCACAAGTGGATGGGGCGAAGGAATAGAAGGAGTTATTTTAATGATTTCCGGAGCTTTTGACATTCTAGCGGGCGCGATTGATATCATAAACGCAATGCTAAATGGAGACTGGAAAAAAGCTTGGGAGGGTGTCGGAAAAATCCTATATGGCTTTTGGGAGATCATAACTGGAGTAATCGGCCCGTTATTCCCCGGCCTCACTCAAAAAATGAAGGATTTTGGAGATAAATTCATAGCAAAATGGGACGAACTTAAGAACATTAATTACGCTGAATTATTTCTAAAACTTCTTATGTGGTTTACTGACCTTAAAAATCAGGCTGCTCAAAAATGGGATGAAATAAAGAACAATGTTTCAATAGCATGGGAATTGATGAAAGAGGTTATCAAAACAAAGGCTAGCGAGGCGTGGAACAACTTTAAAGCGCCTTTTGAAGGTGCATACAGCTGGTTCAAGGTAAACGTCTCTGATAATGTTTCAGTTGTCTGGGAAAACATCAAAACCAGCATTAGGACGAAAGCATCTGAAGCGTGGAACAATTTCAAAGCGCCTTTTGAAGGTGCATACAGCTGGTTCCAAACTAATGTTGTGGACAAAATAGCCAATGCTTTTAATTCAATAAAATTAAATTTTACAGACGGGCTATACAACAGCGTAAAAACCCTAATTAATAGGCTCATCGATTATATTAACAAGCCGTTAATTGATATTAAAAGCTGGTCATTTATGGGTGCGAAGCCATTTAGCGGACTACCTACCATCCCGAAACTTGCCCAGGGCGGATACATCGGAGCGAATAAGCCGCTACTGGCCATGATTGGTGACAACACACACGAGGGGGAGATTGTGACCCCTGAAAGCAAGATTTACGAGCAGGCATTTAATGCTATCAAAGATGCGCTTTCGATTAACGGAGGTGGCGATATTAATTTAACGGTGAACCTTGGCGGAACAACTGTTTTTCACGAAATTATCAACGGCATTAATCAGACACAGCGGCAAGCGGGGAAAACATTAATTGAAGTTTAGGAGTGGTATTAATGCTCAAGATAAATGGGGTGGCAATAACCATTCCTAAGTCGTTTAAGGTAACAATAACCGACCTGGATGGCGAATCAAATCGAAATGCAAAGGGCGAGTTAATCAGGGACCGGGTGGCGGTGAAAAGGAAACTCGAATGCGAGTGGCCACCGCTTTCTATGGGAGAAATATCGACTCTACTAAAAGCTGTTCAGGCAGTTTTTTTTAGTGTGGAGTACCCGGACCCTGTGGAGGGTATGAACCTGATAAAAACATTTTATGTTGGAGATCGGACATCCCCGATGTATTCTAACGTTAACGGAAAAATCCAATGGGAAGGCTTAAATATGAATTTCATTGAGAAATAGGAGGGCGATATGAATGTATAACGTATCTAGCGGATTTAAAGCAGCAATCAAACAGTCCTCCAGGATTGTTGCGGCAAAAATAAGCATTAACAGCAATACTTATCTTGATGACAAAATAATTAACCTGTCTTTTGAAGATAGCTCCAACCCATCCAATAAATTTGAGTTAGGTGCAGTTGCAGCTGCAAAGGTCGATTTATCTCTTACTGGTGTTAATGAGGTCTTTGAGACGGCAACCTTTAAGCCCTTTATCGGATTAGATGTAAACGGAAGCATCGAATGGGTGCCGCTTGGTGTCTTTTATGCTGATGATGTGGACCGTAAAAAGGATGTAACCAAGCTTACACTATTTGACGGCATGATCAAGCTAGAACAGGCTTATTTTAGCAATCTATCATATCCTGCAACTATCACGTCAGTAATTAATGAGATTTGTAGCAAGACAGGGATGCAATTCGTCGGTTCCTTGCCAGCCTATATGATAGCTAAACCGGAAGGCTATAAATACAGGGAAGCGGTCGGTTTTATCGCCACATTGTGTGGAGGTTTTGCGAAGTTTAATCGGGATGGTAAGCTAACCATCAAATCTTATGCTGTTGTCACAGAAACAATCAGTCCTGATCACTACATCGATTATAAAAAGAAAAAGGATAGGCCATATAGGATTGATAAAGTCACCTGTCAGGTTGGCGAAACTATCCTCTCTAAAGGCAGCCTAAAAGCTAGTGGCAGCGAGATAACTTTCGAAAATCCGTTTATGACTGATGCTATCCTGACGGATGTATTTAATAATTTAAACGGATTTGAGTACCTTCCAGCATGGTTTAAAGCCCAGGGCAATCCGGCACTTGAATGCGGCGATATTATCACTTTGAATACCACGGACAATGAAATAATCAAAGTGCCTGTCATGAAGCATAAGATAAGCTACCAGGGCGGCTTGATCATGGAGATTGACTCGGAAGGTGAATCAGAAAATAGCAATCAATTTAATAGTAGTGGCTCTGTTACTCAAAAGGTAGATCGAGTCATCTATGAACAAGCATTAATTAATAGTGCGCTAATAAACAAGGCAAACATTGTAGATTTGATTGCGACTAATGCCCGTATAGATAACTTAAAAGTAACTACCGCAATGATTGAAGATGCTTCGATTACAACAGCTAAAATTAAGGATGCTCAGATTACGAGCGCTAAAATAGTAGATGCCTCAATTACGAGTGCTAAGATTGGCGATGCTCAGATCACGACAGCGAAAATCGCTCTTGGAGCTATAACTACTGCCCTACTTGGTACAGCTGTTGTTGACACTGCACAAATTAAGGATTTAGCTATAACTGATGCTAAGATTGTTAGTCTTGCAGCTACTAAGATTACAGCTGGAACGATTGATACTGGTCAAGTTACTGTACAAGGTGCTGGCGGTAAATTAAAGATTACTGGTAATCGGGTCCAGGTATTTGATAAACAACCAACACCGATTGAACGGGTTGCGATGGGTGACGTCAACGGGGATGGATCGGTTTATGGCTTTTTAATGCGCGGAGCAGATGGCGTTACCGTCTTAATGGATATCAACGGGGTAAAGTCTGCTGGTATAACGGATGGCGCGATAACTAACCCAAAAATAGGAGATGGGGCAGTAAAGAATACTAACATATTTGCAAATACCATAACTGGGGACCGATTAGTAGCAGATGCGATCACCGCTAGAGAAATTAAGACTGCCTCCATATCTGCAAACGAGATGGTAGCTAACACGATAACAGCAGCGAGTGGAATCATAGCTGATGCAGCCATAGTAACAGCCAAAATTGCTAACCTAGCTGTAACTGGAGCAAAGATTGCTAACCTAGCTGTAGGTACTGCTCATATAGCTGATGCGGCAATAACCAGTGCCAAGATTGGTAGTATAGATGCTGGTAAGATTACAACTGGCACCCTAAAAGCTATTACCATCGATGGCGTTACAATAAACAGTTCTTTGTTCCATGGCCAAAATAACTTTCAAGGCCCTTTATATTATACCAGACAGTCAATTGATATTAGTAATGCTCAATTTGTAGGTAAGGTATCATATGATGCGCATCCTACAAATGAATATGTACAAACAACAGTAGGCCCGGACGTCATACAGATAATTAGAAACCGTAGAAACGTTGCGGCTCAGGAAACTTATATAGCGGATAGAACAGTCGAATTATACGCTAGGGATAGTATAAGTGGTAATATACAAAACAGTCTTAAACTACAGGTTGCCTCAAGCCTTGCCAGCATAGCGGCTAGTGATGAATTGAATATGTACGCAAATGCGATTAAGGTCAGAGCTGGTAAGCTAGCGGTAATAGGTGGGTGGCTATATACTAGTGACAACACAGGGTGGTATAACGATACTTATGATGGTGGTTGGTATATGTCAGATTCTACTTGGGTTCGCTCATATGCTAATAAATCTATCTACACAGATGGCTGGATAAGAGCTGGAAACTTTTCTATGAGAAATGGCGATTTCATTAAAGAAAACTATGCTGGATTTAGTCTGCAGTGGCCAGATGGCTATAACTTCTATTTTGAGACGGCTGGAACTTTGGGACTAATTTTAAGAAATAATGCTGTAAGGATGGTTTTCCATACAAATGGCCCAACAGCCCGAATTGAGAGTGTATCAGGTACCGCTGCAAACCTGGTTGTTGCAACTGTGAATGGCTCATCTGATAGAGAGCTGAAGAAGAATATTGTAGATTACGAAACATCAGCGCTATATGAGATCAATACAACACCTATACGTAACTACCAGTTTAAAGAGGAAATAGAAAATATAGACAGACCGCGTGTAGGTATAATAATGCAAGAGGCTCCTATAGATGTTGTAGATCCTAGAGGCCAAGGTGTAGATTTATACGCTATGATTGCAATGTCATGGAAAGCTATACAAGAACTATCTGATAAGATTGACAAATTAGCAGCTTAAAAATTGGGGGTGATAATAAATGGAAAATGTACAAGAGGTAATTATGAAAAAAATGATTGACAAATTATTAAATCAAGTCGCTTTATTAAGTGCGCAATTAGCAGAATCTCAAGCTAAAAATGACCTATACCTTGAAACCTTGCAAATAAAGGAACAAGAATTGAAAGAGTCATCCATAAAGGATGAAAAGGATGAAAAGGATGAAAAGAATGAAAAGGTGTAATAATTGGAGGGAAATCACAGCAGAACAATATCAGCAGATAACAGATCAAGTTTACTCAGCTTGATTATTTTTTTTTCTTAAGGAGGTTTTAAAATGCCAAATATTAATCAATATCAGCCTAGAAGCGGAAGGCAAATTAAAGAGGACGGAAGCGCCGTTAACGTGGCTGAAATGGTTGAATCTTTGTATAAAGCCCTGGTCATAAATAAAGATGCTGGTATGCAGCTAACGGGGAGTAATGTTATACAACCAAGCGACATTCAAAGCCATTATCAGCAAACTATTCAAACGCATAATGCGGTGAGTGTGCCTGCTACTACTGGACAATCAGTTGGGTCATGGTTTGATGGTGATGGTT